CCGAAGATGGATTGCACATCAAGGTTAATCATAAAAACCATGGTATGCACTCTAATCTTAATACTGTGGCTATCAGTGGTGTGAAGGGTGATACAACACCAACATCTCTCACCGCTGAATATACAAACTCCGATTCTGGTGCAATCAGTATTGCAAGCACTGCTGGATTTGAATCTTTTGAAAATGTATCTGTTGCATCTACTAACCCTGGATATGTAATCATTGATGATGAAATTATCTCCTACACTGGAGTTGAAGCTGGTCAATTGGTTGGAATTACTAGAGGTATTGATAACACAAGAACCTTTACTTATCCACTGAAGACTACCATCCAAAAGTATGAAAACAATGGTATCTCCCTGAGGAGAATCAATACCACTCATACTTTGCAGGATGCTCTCGTTAACCGACCAATTACTCTTGATTCTTACTTTATTAGAGTTAACACTGCAATTAATGGTGTTAACAGAAGTTCTGGATCTGGTCTTAACAAACTCTATATAAATTCTGCTAAATCTAGTGGCGGAGAATTAATATTCGCAACTCAGAATATTCAGTATGAAGCGGTAAGACCTATTGTTCAAACTATGGCATTACCAGGCACATCAATAACAGCAGAACTGAAAGGTATTGCTGCAACTAGTATTGATGGCAGCGAAGTCTCATTCGTTGAAACTGCGAAGACTCCCATTAATCTTAGTGAGGATACCTTCCTTCCAGAACCAAGAATGATCGCATCTAGAGTTAATGAACTTGCTCGACTTGATTCTCTTCCTGGTAACAAGTCAATGGAACTGACATTCAAACTGTCTTCGGCAAACGCCAATGTCTCTCCAGTCATTGACCTTGATAGAGTTGGTATGGTTCTAATCTCTAACAGAGTGAACAGTCCAATTACTGACTATGCAAATGATCCTAGAACAGCATCACTGAATGAAGATCCAACAGCATTCATCTATGCAAACAAACCAGTAGAACTGGAGAATCCTGCAACTTCTATAAAAGTTATTCTCGCAGGATACGTCAATACCCATAGTGATATTAGAGCATTCTACTCTATTAGTAATGAAGCGGAAATTGAACCACTCTACTATCCATTCCCAGGTTTTACTAACTTGGATGTAAATGGCAGGGTTCTTGATTTTGCACAGAGTAATGGATTACCAAATAAAAAGGTATCCAAGACCGATGTACTGGAATCTGAAAGTGTTAATCTTCCTTACAGAGATTACGAATTCAGTATTGACAACCTACCAGAGTTTAAATACTTCAGTATTAAACTCGTAGGAACCTCTACAAACCAGGCATATCCGCCAAGGATTAGAGATCTAAGAGTTATTGCACTCGCATAATATGGAAGAACATCGTTTTTTGAAAGTTGAAGGTCATAGCTTTCTTGTCAGAGATTCATACACAAATGCCATTGTGAATCAAGACAAGAACGGCTATGACAACTATAAAAATCTTAGACGGCAAAAGGCCAAAGACAAGGAGAGAATTGAACAATTAGAAAATGATGTCAGTGAAATCAAGGATCTCCTGATTCAGTTAATAAACAAGGACAAGTAAATGGCAACTCCAGCAAGCAGACAAGGACTGATTGACTATGCAAAGAGGCAACTAGGTGCTCCTGTGCTGGAGATCAATGTTGCCGATGAGCAAATCGACGACATTGTTGATGACTCCTTACAATATTTTTATGAGAGACACTTTGATGGTGTGGTTCAAACATTTTTAAAGTATGAAGTAACTCAAGCAGATATTGATAGAGCAAGATCTAAAGTAGGTAGTGTTGGTATTGCAACTACCTCTGCAACAGATACTGCAGGAAGGAATTACAACTTCTATGAAACTGAGAACTTTATTCAAGTTCCTCCTCAAGTTATCGGTATCACTAAGATATTCCATTTTGAGGGATCTAGCAGTCTCTCCAGTGGAATGTTTAATATCAAATATCAATTGTTCTTGAATGATCTTTATCATTTTAGTTCTATCGAACTATTGACATATTCTATGATAAAGAGACAATTATCTGATATTGACTTTTTATTAACAACACAAAAACAAATAAGATTCAATCAAAGACAAGATAGACTATACATGGATATGGATTGGTCCTCCTTAGATCCTGGAGACATCCTAGTTATTGACTGCTATAGACTTCTTGATCCAAATGAATCTACTGGAGTATGGAACGACTCATTCCTCAAGAGGTATGTTACTGCTGCTTTGAAGAAGCAGTGGGGTCAGAACTTGATCAAATTCCAAGGGGTAAGACTTCCTGGCGGAACAGAACTAAATGGCAGACAAATTTACGACGATGGTGTAAACGAGCTAAATGCTCTGATAGACAAGATGTCTTCTACATACGAACTTCCACCATTAGACATGATCGGTTAATAACATGGCGTTAAATCCATTCTTTCTCCATGGTTCTTCTGGGGAGCAAAATTTAGTCCAAGATCTGGTAAACGAACAACTCAAAATGTTCGGGGTAGAGGTCTATTATCTTCCCAGAATATTTCAAAATGAAAAAACTGTAATGGAGGAAGTGTCTCGGTCTGAGTTTACCGCAGCAATTCCTCTTGAAGCATATGTCGATACTTACGATGGATTTAGTGGTGCTGGAACCTTACTGTCAAAGTTTGGTGTACAGGAAGTTGATGACCTAACAATTGTTATATCAAAAGAGAGATATGAGTCTGTTGTTGAGCAGCAGGCAGCGGTAATCGATAAAACAAAATTAACTTCTAGACCAAAGGAAGGAGACCTAGTTTACTTCCCTCTTGGTGACAGATTGTTTGAGATTAAGTATGTTGAGCATGAAAAACCCTTCTGGCAGTTACAGAAGAATTATGTTTATGAACTTAGATTAGAACTCTTTGCATACAACGACGAAGAGATCGATACTGGTATCTCTGAAATTGATGATAACACAGTGGATGCTGGTTACATCCAAACATTCAACATGGTTGGAATTGGATCTACCGCAACTGCATACACAACTATAAGAGATGGATCTGTAAGGAGAATTATTGTAGCCAGAAGAGGATCTGGATACACAAGTGTTCCTAGAGTTGCAATTAGTTCGGCACCGACAACGGGTATAACTGCTGTTGGTATTACGTCGATGATCGGTGGTATTATTGACCTATGCGATACAAGTCCCGACAACTTTAGAGTACAAAAAGTTACTCTTGCAGATCCTGGAATGGGATATACTTCAACACCTAGAGTTACGTTCCATGGTGGACAAGGATCTGGTGCATATGCAACTGCACAAATAACAGATGCTGCTATTGGTATTGTAACTATAACAAGTGGTGGTAGTGGATATATTAGTATTCCAACGGTAACCGTAGTTGCCCCTGGTATTGGAAGCACTACTATTGATGCAATAGTTACTGCTAGACTATCTGGTCTTGGTACAATTAGCGAACTGGTTATTGAAGATGCTGGTGGATACTTTGAATCAGTACCACAAATTATAATCGGAAGTCCAAATAACAACGTCGGTTATGGAACATATTTGACTAATGAAGACGTAGTTGGTGCTGCAAGTAGCGCAACTGGACGAGTCAATTCTTGGAATAGAGTAACTCAAATTCTCAAACTAAAAGATATTGTTGGAGAATTTTCACCTGGTGAGGCAATTATTGGTCAAACAAGTGGAGCAACTTATAAGAGCATTGACCTAAATAGGTTTGATATTCCTGAAGATGGGTACGCGCAGAACGTCACCATTGAACAGGAAGCAGACGCGATTCTTGACTTCAGTGAATCCAATCCATTTGGTAGCCCCTAGGAGATAAACCATGTTTGATCATTTTTATCACCAGATTTTTAGAAAGACGGTGATTGCATTTGGAACGTTGTTCAATGGAATTGAAATCAATAGGGACGGCAATGAAATCATTAAAGTACCTCTTGCTTATGGACCCACTCAAAAGTTCTTAGCAAGACTTGAGCAGCAACCTGATCTGAACAAACCCATTCAGATTAGTCTCCCAAGGATGTCATTTGAATTTACTGGTGTATCTTATGACAATAGTCGTAAGTTAGCGACTACACAAGCATACGCGGTAGCACCTAGAAATGATAAGAAAGATATTAAGAAAATGTTCTTTCCTGTGCCATATAACATGGCATTTGAATTGAATGTTATGACACTATTAAATGATGACGCTCTTCAAATTGTAGAGCAAATCTTACCATACTTTCAACCAAACTTTAATCTTACAATCGATTTAATTGAATCTATTGGTGAGAAGAGAGATATTCCAATTACACTAGAAAGTGTATCCTTCCAAGATAATTATGAAGGAGATTATACATCTAGAAGAGTACTATTATATACTTTAAGATTTACTGCAAAAACATTCCTGTTTGGTCCAGTACCAGACAGCAACAAGGATATCATCACCAGAGTATCTATTGGTTTGGGTGCTGGAGAACCAACTCCAGAGGCAAGAAGAGAGATTGCATATACAACTCCTGTTGCTACAAAAGCATACAACGGAAACGTTATTACAAACCTTGCGGAAGATCTCTCTGCAAGAACTGATTTAATCAAAGTCAATGATGATTCAAACATTCCAGTAGAATCCTATATTACAATTAATGATGAGACGTTATATGTTAAGAAGAAGAATGGTGGGGAACTAAAAGTTACCCGTGGAGCATATGGCACCAAGGTATCTGAGCACGTTGAAGGCACAGGTGTTCTTGTAATCACCGCTGCTGATAACGACCTGATTGAAGCGGGTGATGACTTTGGTTTTAGTGGGTAATTTACATGTCTGATAAATTTAAAGATCTTAATGATACATTTGACGTGGAAGCGGAGATTGTAAAACCAGAAAAAGAAAAGAAAGAGTTGGCAAAACCTTCAGAATCTGAAGATGTCACCAAAGATTATGAATACACGAGAGGTAACCTCTATTCCATCATTGAGAAGGGACAAGAGGCGTTGGACACTGCGTTGGAACTAGCTCAAGACAGTGGACAAGCAAGACAATTTGAAGTCGTCGGACAGTTAATTAAAAACGTTGCAGATGCAACTGACAAATTACTTGATCTTCAGAAGAAGTTGAAAGACTTAGATGCTGATGAAAAAGGTCCTACAAACGTAACTAACAATGCAATGTTCTTTGGATCTACTGCAGAGTTATCAAAAATGCTCAAGCAGCAAGCTAAAAATCTGAATGAAGATAAATAGAAAAAAAGTGTTTTCTAGAAATGCCTAGTTTTGAAATCAACCCTAACGCGAAGAAGGGTTCCGAGAGAGATAACAAAATCCAGAAGAGATCAGACGCTGGTGGGCGTGAAGGAGAAATTGCTGCGAAGATGATGAAAAAGAAAGGTAAAGGTCCTTCCCTCCCTGGACGTACTGCAGACATGAGAAAGATGGCTGAAGAGGAAGTCGTGCCTGGTATCAAACTTGTTGATATCATCCTCGGTGAGGAGAAGTGTGGTAAGGGCATGTACTACTGCTACACTGATAAGAAGTGTAAGAAACTGCCTGAGGGTATGAAGATGACCGCCAGATATTTTGGTGGTGGTAAAGAACCATCAGAAGTTGGTATTGACAAACCAGTAGAAGGTGGTGAAGGCGGCGATAACGGCGGCAATGGTGGTGGTAATGGTGGTGGCAATGGTGGTG